ATGGTGAAGGGAATTATGAGGCTGATATTGCAACCAGTAAAGATACTACCATGAGTATAGTAATAAGCGAAGATGAAATAGAATGTAGTGGGTTATTTGAGATATCTGAATAAGATATCTTTTTCTATCGTCTTTTTGGTATTGCAGACGTAAAAGAACAAGACATCACCGGACACGACCGGGTTAAAAAGTGAAGATGAAAGGAAAGGAGTTATAGAGATTATGACAAAAGAACAATTATTGGAAATGGGTTTAACTGAAGAACAGGCAGATAAGGTTTTAGCTGCTCATAAGGAGGTTTTGACAGGGTATATCCCTAAGGCACGTTTTGACGAGGTTAACGAAACTAAGAAAGATTTAGAGCAGCAAATAAAAGAAAGGGATAAACAGTTAAAAGAGCTTCAGGAAAAAGTCAAAGGTAATGAGGATCTTGAAAGAACTATCAAAGAACTTCAAGAAGCTAATAAGGCCACAAAAGAGCAGTATGAAGCTAAGATTCGTGACATGACAATCAATGCTGCAATTCAAGCAAAGTTAACAGATGCTAAATATCCCGATTTATTACTTTCCAAATTTGATAAGTCAAAAATAACTATTGCAGAGGATGGTACAGTATCAGGTATTGACGAGCAGCTAAAAACGATAAAAGAAACCTATAAGGATCTGTTCAAACCGGATATTAAGGGTAAAGAGCCTAACAATGCAGGAGATAGTTCTTTAGGCGGTAAAAATCCTTGGAGTAAGGAACATTTTAATTTGACGGAACAAGGCAAGATGTTAAGAGAAAATCCAGAAAAAGCAAAACAATTAATTCTTGCAGCAGGAGGCAATCCTGCATTATACGGATTATAAAAAAAATAAATTAAAAAGGAGATGATTTAACATGCCGGTAACTAGAGTTTCAGACGTTATTATTCCGGAAGTATTTAATCCTTACGTAATTAATGAAATTGAGGAACAAAACGCTTTAATTCGTTCAGGTATTATGAGTGGGGTTCCTAACGTAACAGTACCGGACGGTGGTACAACTGTAAAAATGCCGTTTTGGAATGATTTAGACGGAGACCCGGAAGCCATTCAGTCGGATTATGCATTAACACCGGACAAAATCACGTCAGGGATGGACGTGGCAAGGATTTTTGAATTCGGTAAGGCATGGAGTGCAGAAGATTTAGCAGCAGAATTGGCAGGAAGCGACCCGATGAGAGCAGTTGCATCGAGAGTGGCTCAATACTGGGTAAGACAACAGCAAAAGATATTATTAAAAATGTTAGATGGTATTTTTGCATCTAACAAAGCAAACAATAACGGAGATTTAATTCTTGATGTTTCGAAAGAAGACGGGACCGGAGAAACTGCAAGTGGGGAAGTGTTCCTTGAGGCTGCACAGCTTTTGGGAGATGCAAAAGAAAGGTTTACTGCTATTGCAATGCATAGTAGAGTGCATACTAATCTTCAAAAACTGCAGCTCATTGAATACCTGCCTGAATCAGAAATAGATGTAGGTTTTGGAACTTATATGGGTAAAACAATCATAGTTGACGATACATTACCGGTTGTAGATGGCTCAACCAGTGGCAAAAAATACACTTCTTATTTGTTTGCTTCCGGGGCGGTAGGATATGTAGCAGGAAGACCTAAGGTACCTACCGAAACGGACAGAAATACTCTGAAAGGTGAAGATATTTTGATTAACAGACAAAAATTTATCATGCATGTAAGAGGTTTCAAATGGACAGAAGCGTCAGTTGTAGGAGAAATGCCAACGCTTGATGAGATTGCAAAGGCTGAAAATTATTATAGAGTTTATGATAAGAAAAAGATTAGAGTAGTAAAGGTTGTTACTAATGGTTAAGGTCAAGGATTGCCCTTGACCTTTTCCTTTGATGTTATGAAAGAGGTGAGGATATGGGAGCAACTACTTTTTATTTATTAGAATTAGAAAAAAAGCAAAAAGAACAGTTAAAAAAGCAGAATCAGGAGAAGCAAGTAACTGAAGTTAGAGTTGAAGAAGAGAATATTAAGATAAATTGCAGCGAGTTAAAGAAAGATGAGATTAAAGCAATACTCAAGGGAAAAGGTATTCCTTATGATGAAAAGGCTAAAAAAGAAGAGCTCATTAAGCTTTTAGAAGAAGTCCAATAAAGGGGCCGATATTATGTCAAAAGAGGAAATGGTGGCAAAAATCAAAATGCATCTTAGCATTGGAGATGACAGCAAGGATCTTATAATAACGGACATAATGCAGGAAGTATTGAACTATTGTAATTTAAAAGAGTTACCGGATGAATTAGAACCATTCATTCGCAAAAAAGTTCAGACTATTCTTAATTATGAAGCTGAAAATGGTACCAATACTGTGTTTGATGTGAAGTCAATCAAAGAAGGGGATGTAAGTATTACTTACAACGTAGACAATGATTTTTCAAAAGAAACGATATATGGATTGTCTGACAGGGATAAGAAGATGCTACAGCAATTCAGGAGGACAAGAAAATGAGCGCCTTTAAAAGGTTATGGAAAGACCGCATGGATATATATCGCTGGGTTGAAGTCGTTGAGAACGGTGTTACAAAAAGCAAGGAACAGAAGATTGATTCTGATGTGATATGCCATTACAGCAAAGGTTCCTTATCTGATGTCGGGAAAGATGGGGTACCGTCATTGATTAATTCCCATACATTGTTTTGCAGTTTGGATACGGATTTGAAAGAGGGAGATAAGGTTGTAGTTACGCAGAGAAATGGAAAACAGGTAACTCTTATCGTTGGTGAAGGTTTTGCGTATAGTACGCATCAAGAGTTTAGTGTGAAGCGAGAGGATACGGCATGAGCAGCAGTAATTATCGGAGAAATAAGGCGTTCATTGATAAATATAGAAAAGAGCTTAAGGCAATGTTGGCTGATATCTCAGAGATTGACAAAAAGGTGCTTAATAAAGCGGTTAACCTTGGAGCTGCATATGCCAGGAGAAATACTCCTGTTGTTACAGGATTCATGCGGCGCAGTTGGCACACCAAACCAACTAGGAAAACACCACAAGGTGTTGAAAAGGAACTGATTAATTCTGCGGATTATAGCGAATTTGTGAATTATGGCCACAGAGTGGTTAACAGCAGAGGAGAAACAGTTGGATGGGTAAAAGGCCAATTTATTTTGGAAAAAGCAGTTAATAAAGTAGAAAAAGAATTAGTAAAAGAATTCAAAAAAGAAGTGGAGAGGGTGAACAGGGAACATGACAAGTGAAATAAAGCAAGCAATAGTCAACAAACTTTTAGAGCTTTATCCAAGCTATACGATTTATGATGAAGATATCCCTCAAAACTTCAAAACACCCTCTTTTTTGATTACCGTTATCGACCAAAATTATAGCAAACGATTGAATACAAAGTTTAGAAGTACTGTATCTTTTGATATAGCTTACTTTAGTCATCAGAAAACAGACATAAAAAATGATTGTTATAATGTGCAATCATTTTTACTAAGGAATTTTGATTTGGTTGGTGGGTACAGGATTTTAAACAAACAGGCAAGTATAACAGATAATGTGTTACATTTTACGTTTAACGTTCATTACTCAGAGATTCAGAACGAAATCTCTGACAAGATGCAAAAGCAAGAATTGAATATTTCTTTAATAAAGGAGGATCACAATGGCAGGAAGTTGGACTGAGCAAAATAAAATTTTACCCGGCGCTTATATTAATTTTCTCACAAATGCTCCATTATCCATTACCGTAGGGAATCGGGGCATTGTTGTCTTGTTGCAGGAAATGAGTGTTGGTTTAGCCGGAGAAATGTATCAAATCACTGCAACGGATCAGAGTCAATATCCGCAGGGTGTTACAGCTGCAGATAAGTTACTTGTGAATGAGGCATTAAAAGGGGCCCAAACAGTGCTTGTTTATAATCTTGGGACGAATCACGATGAGGATGATGTTCAAAATGCGTTGAAAACCCTGAAGACAATAAAATTTAATGTGCTTTGTTATCCGTATGACGGAGACACATATACTGCAAATAAAACGGCTATAAAAACATGGATCACCACAATGAGAGAAGAAGAAGGAGCGAAAGTACAGGCCGTATTGGCTAATTTTAATGCCGATAACGAAGCAATCATCAATGTAGTGCAAGGGGTAAAATTGGCTGATGGAACAGAGTTGACCGCTGCGCAAACCACTGCATGGGTAGCCGGTATTACAGCAGGAGCTAATGTAAACCAAAGCAACACCGGAAGGTTGTATGATGGTGCTATTGATGTTATACCTAGAATGACTAAAACGGAGATGGAATCGGCAATTATGGCAGGTAAATTTCTTTTTAAGGTTGACACGGCACAAAACGTAACAGTGGTATATGATATTAATTCTTTGACTACTGTCACATCAGAAAAAGGGAAACCGTTTACGAAAAACAGAGTGATAAGGACTATTGATAATATTAACAATGATATTACTGAAATATTTGAATCAAATTATGTTGGTAAAGTCAATAACAATGAAGATGGACGTTCATTGTTAAGAAGTGTATTGATTGAATACTTTAATGAACTGCAAAGAATGGCCGCCATACAAAATTTCACTGCGGAAGATGTGACGGTATCTCCAGGAAAAGATTCTGATGCGGTAGTCGTTGATTGTTATATTCAACCTGTCGATAGCGTAGAAAAGATTTATATTACTATTAATTTATCATAGAGGAGGGGTTAATATATGGATGTAAATTATACAAGATTAACCGATACCATTTCCTCTCATGAAGGGAAGGCATATATTACGATAGACGGTCAAAACAGGGAATTGTTTGAGGTATCAGCTATTACCGCCCAAATAGAACTGATTGTACAAGAAAGGCGGTTGCTTGGTCACAGGATGACTCAGCATAAAGTGGTTGGTGCTACCGGAACCGGTTCCATGACGATGTATTTTATGAATAGTCAAATGTTGAATCAGGCGATTAAGTTTCTAAAGTCCGGGCAATATAGAGGAATTAAACTGCAGATTAAGAATGATGATCCGGCATCAACTGTAGGAAAACAGGAGGTTGTTTTGCTGAATGTAATTTTAAACACTATTCCGGTGGCAATATTGGATGATAGTTCAGACGATCCTATTACTTTTGATACTGATTTTACGTTTGATAATATTGAAAACTTAGAATCGTTCAAATTGCCAGAAAATTATAGATAAGGAGCATTAAGCTCCTTTTTATTTCAATTCTAATAAGGAGGTAAAAAATATATGAGTTCTTTAAAAGCTTTTTTAAATCCAATAAAGGTGGAAAATAAAGAAGTGATTGTATCTAATCGTTTTCAGGAAAACGGAAAGCCGGTACCTTTTATAATAAGGCCGATTACTCAAAAAGAGAATGAACAACTGTTGAAAAAATATACTAAGAGAGACAAAAAAGGGAATGAAACATTTGACCGAACAGGTTATATACATGAACTAACAGCAAGCGCCGTAGTATTTCCGGATTTGAAGAGTGCTGAATTGCAAGATGCATATGGTGTGTTGGGAGAAGTTGAATTGCTTAAATCAATGTTGCTTGTTGGCGAATTTGCTGTTTTGGCTCAAGCTGTTCAGGAACTTTCGGGACTTGATGTGGACATCAATGAGGAGATTGAAGAGGTAAAAAACGGATAAGGCAAGGTGATGCCGAGTTTAACTTGGCTCACTTTGCCTTGCAAAAGCTTCACATTCTGCCCTCTACATTAGCTGAGATGGACGAAAGAGAGAGGGCTTTTATTTATGCAAGTATCCAGTTGCGAATAGAAGATGAGAAAAAGGAAAGAAACAAAATGAAAAGCGTAAGAACGCCTAGACGAGGGAGGAGAAGATAATGGCAACCCTCAGAGCAATGTTCAAGTTATTTGACGGGTATTCGTCTACAATTGATAAGATAAACAGGAAGACAGATGAAGCTACCAACAAGATATTAAGAGCAAG